CGAATCAGTTCGCCTTTTACCTGAATGATTGCTTTTACGTTTTCTAATGCTGTATCAGTAAAGCTATTTCTTGGCATGGAGATACAAAGACCAAACGTTCCGCTGTCCGCCGTTTGTCTGCCCTCTGTAGCGCTTATCTCTTCCTCAGCAATAAAACCCTCGCTGGCTAAATGCCCAGCCACACGTTCGATTTCCGTGCGATTTGCCTTGTCGCAAAATTCAAGGGTTCCATTCTTGTCGATGATAAAATCTCCCACCTCATAAGCCATGCTAGGCATTCCTAGATACTTTGCTTTTACACCTGTAATCTTGCTCAGTGCTGTAATTAGCCTTTTTCGGTCTGCTCCTGTTACGTTATAGTTAATGACCATGTACAAAACCTCCTTTGTTTTGGTATGTACATATATCACTCTAAAGTACTGATATAGCAAGCTTTTTCTCGATTATTTAGTGTAGAAAGAAGTCCTAAGTATTACCCTCTAATTGTGTTAACCAAACAGTGCCGACTACTCATCCGCAGCTAATTCCAACTCATCAAAACCATAGCTAAGCCCGTCTCTTTGAACACTGACTTCTTTGGAAGTTCCAACCTGTTCAATGTAGCGTTTGATAATGACATCGCAAAACTTCTCATCTAATTCTGCCGTGTAGCAAATGCGCTCTGATTGTTCACAAGCAATTAAGGTACTACCACTGCCACCAAAAGGATCTAGCACAATGGTGTTAGTCATCGAGGAATTTAAAATTGGATAGGCGAGCAGAGGAATGGGCTTCATCGTAGGATGGTCTCCATTTCTCTTCGGCTTATCAAACTCCCAGATGGTGGTTTCTTTCCTGCCTGTATACCACTGATGCTTGCCTTTCTTTTTCCAGCCAAACAGCACTGGTTCATGCTGCCATTGATAAGGAGAACGACCCAGCACAAGGGAGTCCTTTTTCCATATACAACAGCCGGACAAATAAAAACCGGCATCCGAGAAGGCTTTTCTAAAATTAAACCCTTCGGTGTCGGCATGGAATACGTAGATGGAGGCATCGTCTGCCAGGACTTCTTCGATATTGATAAAGGCATCTAAGAGGAACTGGTAGAAGGCATCATTTGCCATATGGTCATTTTTGATTTTCCCTGCAGCACCTTCATAATTCACATTGTAGGGAGGATCTGTTACGCACAAGTTTGCCTTCTTTTTATTCATCAGCACATCATAGGTTTCTTTCTTGGTAGAATCACCACAGATAAGCCTGTGTCTGCCAAGCGTCCATATGTCACCAAGCTTGCTGATGGCAGGCTTTTTTAGTTCTGTCTCCACATCAAAGTCATCATCGTGGATCCCCTCTTTCAGCGTGTCTTTAAATAAGTCATCCAGTTCTTTAGGGTCAAATCCAGTTAGGGAAACATCAAAATCTACACCTTGTAAATCTGCAATTAAAAGGGCCAGTTTATCCTTGTCCCAATCACCGCTGATTTTATTGAGTGCGATGTTGAGTGCTTTCTCTTTCTCTTCATCCATTTCAATGATGACACACTCAACTTCTGTGATGCCCATATCGATGAGAACCTTTAGTCTTTGATGCCCACCAACAACATGGCCGGTCATCTTATTCCAGATAACCGGCTCTACATAACCAAATTGTTCAATGGATCGTTTTAATTTATCGTATTCTGCATCTCCTGGTTTTAAATCTTTACGAGGATTGTATGTTGCAGGGATGAGGTCTTTTGTGTTCTTCTTTTCAATCAACATATTTGTTTACCGCCTCCCTTAGTTCTGTATAGCAATCTAGAAATTCCCACGTGCTTAAGCCATATCTGAAATGGCCATAAGTAGCTGTATCTGCATAAATGACATCCGTCAGTTTTAGCTTTTCGATAATGGCTGCAGGTCTTAGATTGAATACATCTAACACAGCACGGCAAAGGATACTTTCCTCAACCGTCCCTGTTCCAAAGGTATCAATCTCAAGAGCAACAGGATCTGCTTTTCCAATTGCATAGGAAATCGCTACCTGGCATCGCTTAGCAAAGCCACATTGAACGATATTCTTTGCAATCGCCCTTGCCATATAGGCACCACTGCGGTCAACTTTTGTCGGGTCTTTTCCTGAAAACGCACCGCCACCATGAGCGGCTAATCCGCCATAGGTATCAACCATGATTTTTCTTCCCGTAAGACCGGTATCAGCTGCTGGTCCTCCTTCAACAAATCGTCCACTAGGATTAATGAGGATCTCAGTCTCATCGTCAAATGGATACTTCTCAAAGACAGGCCAAAGCACCTGGGCAATGACTTCCTTTCGCAAAACATCTAAATCTTTATCTGCACTGTGTTGAACGGAAACTACGATGGTCTTAATTCGTTTTGGTTTGTCACCTTCATATTCCACCGTCACTTGAGCCTTACCATCAGGGCCAATGTCTTTGATCACACCATTCTTCATCACCTTATCTAGCTTTTTGCAAATGGCATGGGATAAGACCAAGGGGAGAGGTAGTTTCTCACTAGTTTCATTGGTGGCATAGCCATAAACGGTGCCTTGGTCACCCGCTCCTAACATGGAATACCATGACGTATCACCCTCACGAGATTCCAAGGCTTGATTCACACCATCTGCGATATCTTTACTTTGCTGATGGACATAGACAAAGACTAAAAACTTTCTAGGATTGTAGCCCACATCCGTCAGAACACGGCGAACAACACCTCTGATATCAATTCTCTTTGAGCAGGTAATCTCACCGGCAACAATGATGTGTCCTTTGGTAGCCATCACCTCGCAAGCAACACGAGAGGATTTATCTTTTCTTAAACACGCATCTAAGATGCTATCTGAAATAAGGTCACATAATTTATCGGGATGACCTTTGCATACACTTTCACACGTTCTATATTTTTTCATTTTATTTTCCTTTCCGAGCAGATAATAACCGCTCCATCAAATCGTCTTGTGGACTTCTTCCACCGAACTCCACAGAGCAGTTTTCCTTCACAATCTGGTAAATCTGATACCAACACTGGTTGACCTGTTTCATGTATTCACGACTCATCGCAACGTAAGGTGATGCGATGGCAGCGGAAGTGGTTGGATGCTTGGCAAGAAAGCCATACTCTGAAATGCACTCTTCACACTGAATCCAACGAGAAACACTCATGGCATACTGCTCGATTAGCTGGTTGTTTACTAACATTTCGCAGCCACGATCTTTCAGCCACTTGTAAGTTTCGATATAAATATCTTCTGCACAGAGGTCTTTGCCATTTTTCTGAGTAGCCTTTAAATAATTTTTTACAGGAGGAACATCTGCACCTTCTATTTCCGTTGGCTCTAGCAGGATCATGGCACCATTTAATCTGCCATCAGCAATTTTGTCGGTTAGAGCCTTTGATTTTCTTCCTGCACCAACACGCTGACCGCCTCTTGCTGTACCGTCTTTCGCCATGTTTTTCACCCCACTTTCCTAAAAGTCTTTAATACCCCCTTTGATTTCTGATTTTTACACGCGAAGCCCCAGGCCGTTGTCCGCCATAAAAGGTCTAGAGATTTGACCTCCCCCTTGGCTCAGTTGCGAATTTGTCGATCACCGAGTTCTAAATGAATCTTGTTGTGACAGGATTTACATAAGGACATCAGATTACTTCTATCGTGTGTACCACCTTGAGAAACAGGGAGGATGTGATGCACTTCATCAGTGGGAGTCAGTCTGCCGTCCGCTTTACACATCTCACACAGGGGATGTTCTCGTGCATAGCGGTCACGGATTCTTTTCCAGGCTCTGCCGTACTTTTTATTGACATCGCTTGACCGTTGGTACTTGTCATAGCGCCTACGCTCAATTAATTTATGGTCATCACAATACTGACCATCGGTTAAGTTTGGACAACCCGGAGTACTGCACGGTCGTTTCGGTTTCCTTGGCATCGTATCACCTCGCTTTCTGAGTATAGAAAAAGCCCTGCAGGGCATGACCCACAAGGCTTGGTAAGTATTCTATCTTGCTGACTATAATGTAACATGAAGATGAGGTGCTTATCTCTGCTCAAAAGTGCTCATTGCTGTTCAGCTTTTGAATAACAATTGGATTTTCAGGTACGACAACGTGATTTAAGGCATTGCCATGCCATCTGCGAATGGTACTCTTATCAGCATTTAGCTCATCACCGATTTGCTCCCAGGTAAAGTTATGAACGTAGCGGTAACGTAACACCATGCGTTCATCGATATCCGTTACTTTATTTATCACATCTCTAATCTCTGCTTTAAGTGCTACAAGATGATCTACCTCATCATTAATCTTGATTTGTAGTTCTTCAATTCGCTCCAGGTATCTGACAAACAAAGCATCGGTATGCCGTTGTGTTTGTATTCTCTCGCCCCAGCTGGGGGAGGAAACACTGGTCGATAATTCCCTCAGCCTTTCCATTTCCTCAATGTTTGATTGGATTCGTTTGTCTAGCCTGTAGGCTTGGTGTAAATATTCTTTTGCTTTCATTGTTCGCTCACCTCCGCTTGTAGCTTTTTGATTAGGATTTCTCCATCAACAGAGGTAAGTTCTCTATACCAATCAGAGCGGAAGAACCTCTCCACCTCGTTTTTCAAATCTTGTGCCGGTCCATAACTAGGACGTTTCTTTAGTTTCTTTAATGCGTTTCTATAATCCTTAACAGCCATTAAGATAATGGCATTGGCTAAATTTTGATAAGGTTCTGTCATCGCATCACCTCTAAATTCGCCTTCACCGCATCAATCAAGGCGTCTTGTGTTTTCTCCTTTTTAGTAAGAGCAAGCAGTACGTCTTCATCGATGGTGTTTTTGGTGATGATGTGGTGAACAATAACTGTATCCTTTTGACCCTGCCTATAAAGTCTTGCATTGGTTTGTTGATAAAGTTCAAGTGACCAGGTCAGACCAAACCAGATCAGAGTCGAGCCGCCACTTTGAAGATTAAGACCATGACCTGCACTGGCTGGATGAATAACAGCAATGGGTATCTCGCTATTATTCCAATCCTCAATATCCTTTGATGACTGAATTTGTCTGACCGGAAATCGCTCTTTAATCCGTTCTAAATCATGCTTATACCAATAAGCAACAAGGACCGGTTTTCCATTAGCACCCTCAATTAAATCTTCCAAAGCATCTAGCTTTTTGTCATGAATTACATGAGCTTTATTCTCGCTATCGTATACTGCGCCATTTGCCATCTGTAGCAGTTTCCCAGAAAGGACGGCTGCATTAACCGCATCAATCTCCTCATCACCTAAGTTAGCCACCATGTC